ATTTGCTCGACCGACTTGTAAAGATCTTCTAATAAAAATAGCTGCTCCTGGTCTACGGGGACTTGTTCAGATTTTTTAAGTAAATCATTTTCAAACAGCTCACGTGATGTCTCCAGCGATACTAACCTAGCAGTCAACTCGGTGTATGCGAACACGCCAGCCGCAACGAGCAGAATTAAACTAGCTACCGTTTTCATCGGCATCTGTACAGCTGCTTCTTCAGATATATTTAAAGGTTTTTTACTCATTTTTTTCTCCTACCCATGTAATGATCTCCAGGTTCATAATCCCATCGTTTACCGTGATGTCCTCTTATATCTGCGTACCACATTCTTAATCTTACTATCCATTTACGCACAGGTCTAGGCATCTTTCTTCTTTCTTTTACATTTACATCTAGGTGCAAATAAACCATTCATCCAATCTGTAAACTTATCTAAAAAACCACAACATTTATAAATAAACTTGTCTATCATTTAGGTTGATTCCAATTAATAGGTTTTTTCTTAGGTAGTATAACTTCTTTTTTTATTTCTTCATCTACTTTATTAAATTCTTTTGTAGTCTGAGCTTCTTCTTTTATTCTTTTTTTCTCTGCTAGTGCTGCATCTTTTGCTATTTTCTTTTCTTTTTTCTCTCTAGCTTTCATACGTTTTACATATATGTCATAATCTGGTCTTTCATTATCATACTTAGACCAAAGTTTTTCTGCCTCTTTACCAATCTTACCATCTATAGGACATGGTGTTCCTGCTTGTATCATAGATTCAAATACTCTTTCATCTTGACACAGTATTGCAACAGCTGCAACTTTCATACCAAAGTCATTTAGTATTCTTGCTAGCTTTAATCTTTCACAATTTTTATCTATAAAATGTTTCCCGCCGCTAATTCCTAGTCCAAATGTTTGCACACCTAAAGATCCACCTACAGCACAAACGTCTTGTGTCATAGAGTTGTAAGATGGTGCACTAGAACTTGGTGGTGCTGATCTTATATTTGAATTTGTTGTGCTGTTTGTTGTGCTATTAGAACTAGATCCAGATTGATATGTTGTGGTTGCGGTAGATGTATATCCACCTTCAATTGCTGTGTTAGAACCAGATGTGTTTGTTTGTGTCGAACCTGGATAAGCTGGACCCATCCACGCTAGTAGACACAGTAGAATAATTAATATCCCTGTAAAATAATAGTTCATTTTGTCTCCTATCATTTGTCGTATTCGACCTCGTTTTCCCATGTTTTATCTTCATCTCTTACACATTCACAATGTTCACAAGTGCATATACCATATTCATCTGCATGTAATTCTATAACACAATGACATTCATGATTACATTTAATGCACTTGGTCATATTATTTAAAAAATTTATCTTTAATTCTTTTAATTGGTCTTAAAATCCATTTTCTTATAAATGCTTTAATCATTTTTTTTCTCCTCTATTTCGTAGAAAAACTTATCGGTATCTTCTGTTATCCATTTACCAGAGTCTTCTACGTTCCACTCGTTTGTTTGTACCTTCCAATCAGGAATATTATCTTTCACAGTGAAAGAAGGTAAATCCCATATAATTCTATTGTTAGGTTGTGCTGCAAAATTGCCATCGTTTAATGCAATTATGTGAGCGCACTTATGTTCGTGCGGTATTTCGGAATGCTCCGTGTCTAGTATATTACTATCTGGATGTGCAAAGTCAATGGTAAAGAGATAATTGCCATGATGCCATTTTTTATCTTTGCCTATATACTTACCGTGTTGGCCACTTAAAATATCATAATCAGTAACAGCAGGGTAATAACTAAAAGAATTCCAAAGTTGTAGTTCATCAAGTCTTTTATTGGGAACAGCTGATGGTTCATAACCACGTTGAATAAAAGCCGTAATTGGCAAACGATAAAAGACCGCGCCATTTTCCATAATTGCGTGCCACAATATAGCCCTTCCCGTAAGACAAGCAATGCCAAAGATAATACAGTCTTCAACTTCGCCATGATGTTTTTTACAATCATATAAATACTCCCTTCTTATTTGTGCATAGATTGGTGGTATGTTTGCATTTAAGTAAGCCATAATAATTATCCATTTATTTCCCCCCAATTGTTTCCTGACTCATAGTCTACTTTATTAGGGATTTTTAATTTAACACTGTTTTCCATAATCTCAATAATTTTTTTAGCTTGATCTTCTGACTCTACAGAAATATCTAATTCATCATGTATTTGTATGTGTGGCACAATACCTTCTCGGTATAAATCCAACATAGACTGTTTAGTCATATCTGCAGCCGATCCTTGTATTAATTTATTTAATGCTTTGTATGTAAATGCTCTTCTTATATTTGCTTTTGTAGCTTCAGGATATTTTTTAAAATATGCAGCTTCAGCATCTGGTTTACTCATAGGAGGTGTAAATTTACCTGCGTTCCATTCTGCTATCTCCCATTTATTAAACCTACATTTTCTACCACCAAATGTTTTTATATAACCAAAAGCAGATCCATCTCTTGATATTGAATCCATAAGATCTTTTACAAATGGCACACTATCGTGATACTTATTAAATAGTTTTGTAGCCTCATCTTTTGTAGACAGACCTAATTCTGCTTGTAGTTTTGCTTTACCCATACCATAGAACAATCCAAGGTTAATTGTTTTAGCTTGTGTTCTAGATATGTTAGCCATGTCTGCAACAGTTTGGTGGAAATCTACAGTATTGTTTTGAAATCTTTCTACTATCTCTGTAACTTCCTCATCACCTTTAAATTTTGTAGCTGCGTAATGTACAACTAATCTTGGTTCTTGCTGTGAGTAATCAAAGCATCCCCACTTATGATTATTTTCTGGTATAAATAATGATCTAATCATAGGTCCTAGCTGCTTGTTTCTCGCTGGTATTTGTTGGAGGTTTGGATTCGAGTATGAAAATCTACCAGTTACAGTGCCACCACTATCACCTCTGATAGGATTTATATCTGCATGTATTCTACCTTTATGTTGGTACTTGATAATCGTATCTATAAATGTAGTATGAGCTTTGTTAATTTCTCTAGCTTTTGCTATCTTATTAACAACAGGATGTTTATGTTCTTGAAGAAAATTTTTAGTAAAGGAGGGTGCTTTTGATTTTGCAGTTCTTGCATAAGGTAAATCTAGTTTATCAAAAACTTTGGCAATACTTCTTGCAGCCCATATTTGAGGTTCTAGGCCTGTTTCTTTTTTTACTTCTAGGAGTAAGCTTTCTTCTTGTGATGCTAATTGTTGCTTCAGTTTATGAGCTGCTTCAACGTCTACGCGTACTCCCTTAAACTTCATATCTATAAGACAAGGAAACAATTGTGTTTCAAGGTCAAATACTTTTGTAAGATCTTGTGTTTTAATTTCAATAGATAATTTTTTAAATAAAGCTAATGTTAGCTCTGCATCTTTTTCTGCATAAGAACCTACATACATTGCAGGTAGTTTCCACATCTCAGACTTTGCATCTATGCCAGCTTTATCAGCTGCTGCTCTTAATGCTGTCTCATCTTTTACTTGTCCAAGGTAATCTATTGATAAACTATTAAGTGAATACCATAATCTATTCTCATCTACTAATGATGCCATAACCATTGTGTCAACAATATGACCATTTATTTGCACACCATATGTTCTTAGCCAACAAACATCATACATTGCATTATGAAACAATTTAACATTTGGTAATGCACATACTTCTTTTATCCATCGCATTACTACAGCTTCATCAAAAAAGTTTCCTTCTTTGTGACCAAAAGAATAATATCCAGACCAACCTTCAACAGCTACAGCAATACCTACAATTTCACCTTGACCTATTAACGCACCAGATCCTTTTGATTTTAGATTAGGGTCTCTTGTTTCTAAGTCAATTGCAATATACTTATGATCTTTTAAATCAGGGAAAGATTCTGGACTAATCCATTCAGTCTGCGCTTCAAACATTATTTATAATCCCTTTCAATAATCATTTCTATAAAGTGAATTGCTTTTAATAAATCTTGTTTCTTTCCTTTGTCTGCATGTCTAATAATATATTTTATAGCACACCCTTCTGGATAGAGCAACTTATTTTCTATTACAAATTTACTTGGCTGTATTTTATATTTTTGATAATGTGATCCTCCGATTTGTTTGTCATATGGTTTTGTCATACTATAGGTCCTCCTATTGTGTAATAGTAATCTGATGTTGGTTGCATTACGTATAAATTTTCTTTTGCTCTTGTTGTGCCTACATAAAATAATCTATGTTCAGCATTTGGGTTTTCATATGCACTACGATAAATAAATTCGTCCTGTCCCTCTGTTCCGTAATCTGTAAACATACATACATTTTCACATTCTTTACCTTTTGATCCATGTAAAGTTAGTAATTGTATCTTTGATTTTTCCATTAATGTATCTCCTCTCTCTAACAGTGTCTGCATATATTCTTTTGTATCTTCTGGAAAATGTAATTGTTTCCAATCACCATCTATTAGTAAACCGTGTTCACTTTTTAATTTATCTAAATCAACACTTGTTTCACGTTGTATAGTCTTACCATCAGAATAACCTCTACGAACATGTCCTTTTTTTACTAATAAAAAATTATAAAGTCTTTCAGCTTCTTCCGGAGAAACAAAAGCTCCTTGATTTAATCTTGTCCAAACTTGATAGGCTTCTAATATAGAGTTAGGTAAATATTTATTTGTTTTCCCTGTAAATCTTACCCCTAAAAAATAAAAATGCTCTGAAATATTTTGTAATAATTTATTAGTTCTAGCTAATATCATCCATTGTCCTTTAGAAAAATCTATCTCATCTAATGTGTGGTTAGGATAAACCATACCCTCTGCATCTCTTGGTATCCATTTCTTATCTATCCTACTTGTAAGTTGGTTTAATATTTTAACAGCTTCTCGATGCACGCTTCTAGGCACACGACGAGATACTTCTTGATCGTCTCTTTCACCTTCTTGTTTCATAAAATAATTAGGATCTGCACCTTGAAACCCATAGATAGTTTGATCATCATCACCAGCCATATATGCTCGTTTACATTTTGATTTTATATAATCAAAACATTTCCATTGATGAGGACTTAAGTCTTGGGCTTT